AAAAGCAAACGAAGTAAGAAAAATGATGCCACAAGAACGAGTTGAAGCAATACCACACTTAACCGATTTAGAGATAATTGATTACAGTTACCAGGAATACAAGGTTCTGGAAAATAGAACTTTTGACAGGTTGTTTAACCCTTTATCCGTATTTACAAAACTTAATAGTACAGGCATCAAGGTATGGACTAAAGAAGATGGCGCACTTGCTAAAAAGAAACTTATGGAGATTATTACATATAAGGCTAATAAAATGGACATTATAAGTGCAAAGCAGTACCGAGATGAATGGACTGAAAGTTGGTTAAAGAACCAGGCTCGAGCAGTTGCCGTAGCTTTATTTTTTGAGGAACAAATAAAAATTGGCAAAGTATCGTTTTCTTAATATAGTTTTGTAATATGACCGCAAACGAATTAACCAAAGAAGCGATACAAACCCTAAATAAAAATGGGTGCTTTGTATGGCGTAACAATAACTTAGCGGTTCGAGGTCGCACCTTCATAGGTCTAAAAGGAGTTCCAGATGTAGTAGGCTTTCACACACAAACAGGAGTAGCGGTTTATTGTGAGACGAAAGCAATAGGAGATAAACTTAGCAGTTACCAAATAGCATTTTTAAACTTAGCAAAAACGTCAAATTGTTTTTGTTACATAGCAACCGAAGACAACGGCAAACTAACCTTAAAAGAATATGAACAAGAATAGCATCATATTAGAACTTTGGGAGAGCCGAGAATTAAAGGAAGCAATAGATAAAATGCAGCCTGAAGATTTACGAGAAGATTTAAGAAGCGAAATATTTAAGGTGCTATGCGAAATGGACGAGGAGCGTTTAATTGATATGCGCACCCGGAACGTATTAAAGTTCTACTTAGTTAGAACTATGATTAATATGATGCAAAGTAATACAAGCCAATTTTACAGGACATACAGAAAACCTTTAGAGGTTGAATTGATTGTTCACGATAGGGACGAGGACTTGCTAAACAAAGTAGAAGACGAGTTATCAAAGATGCACTGGTACAAAGCTGAACTATTACGAGTGTATGCTATTAAGCACAACTGCAACGCTAAAGAATTAAGCAGGGTTACAGGCATACCTTATATGTCAATACATAGGGAACTTAAACTAACTAAACGAGAACTTAAAAAACAATTACGAAAATGATAATTATAGCAGCAATATGCTTTGCAATTTTCTTTGTAGAGATACACCAATTTCATAGGAAGTGGAAATTAGATTTTAAGCCTTTTAGCTGCACAAGTTGTTTAGCAGCTTGGAGCGGTTTAGCTTTATATTTACTACCTGCAATTTGTACAGATGTTATTGCGTTTGTATTTATACCAGGAGTGTTAGCACCTTTACTTTCAAAACTAATGTGGAACTTATGGAAATAGAACACCGCAAATTTTTAGATGACCACGTTGGTAATTGGCATACAGTCCAAAATGGTTATGTGCGTAACATTGACTTAGACATTTTAAAAATGTACGAGCATATTTACCGCAAGTATATGAGTGCAGATTTTATCTTAACAGTATGGTGCGGTAATTGTATATTCGATATGATTAAAAGATTATACACTTGGTACGAAGAGCAACCTAAACCTAAAAATAAAAAAAAGAATGGCTAACTTTATCCACCCTACCGCTATCATTGGCGATAACGTAATTATCGGAGATGGCAACTACATTGGTGCTTATTGTATTATAGGCGACAAAGCCGAGCATAAAAAGTTCTGGCAAAAAGAAAAAGGCAAAGTATACATAGGCGACAACAATGTTATTACAGGACTTGTAACAATAGATGCAGGTACCGAAATAGATACCTTTATTGGCAATAATTGTTTTATAATGAAACACGCACACATTGGACACGATTGCACAATCTTAGATAATGTAACAATAAGTTGCGGAGCAAAAATAGGTGGTCACTCTATTGTAGACAATGGTGCTAATATAGGACTTAACGCGGTTCTACATCAATTTGCAAACGTAGGAGAAAATTGTATGGTAGGAGCAAGTGCATTTTTAAAAGGAGATGCAAAACCTAATACTAAATATGCAGGAGTACCGGCAAGGGAAATCGGCTCAAATATAAGATAATGAAAGTAGCTATTTTATTACTTGCACAAAATAGACACGATTTAACGAAGCGTGTAATTAACCAAAACTTTTTTAACTCTGGTTATAATGCGGACTGCTTTTTAATAGACAATGGCAGCGACACGCACGAAACTTTTAACTACCCTTTTGCCGGTTATGACTTATCAAAAGAAAAGCGTGGAATAGCAGCCGGAGTTAATGCAGGTTTACGAATGACACAAAACTATGATGCGGTTTGTTTATTAGCCAATGACATTTTACTTCCTGAGAATTGGTTGTCAAAGTTTGTATTGTTTGCACAAAGAATAGAAAAAACAGGCATTATTGGTATACATTGTGTAGAAGCATTACCACCCATTGTAGACGGGGTACATAAAACGCACACACCATTTGGCGATAACTTTATTACTCGTGAACTTATAGACACAATAGGTGGTTATAATACGGAGTATGACCCATACGGAATGCAAGATGCAGATTACGGAGAACGAGCAACTATTACAGGTTTTACTAATTACTACTTGCCAGATATGAGGTCGGAACACATAGGACACGATGTCGGTAACGGAACGGAATATAGACGAATGAAAGACGAAAGCTTGGCACGGGCGCAAAGTGTCTGGGAAAAATACCAAGACATCTATCACAACCAAAAGAATATAAGATGCGAATTTTAATAAAAAATCAAAAATGAAATACTCTTCAAGTTTCACACACGATTTAAACTTTGGAGAACTTGCAGAAGATTGGGTTAAAAATATATTTTCTGAAGGCACAAAAGTTGAAGTTAAAAGTGATACAATGGCTCATATAACAGGAAATATATTTATAGAATACGAGTCAAGGGGTAAGCCATCTGGTATTGCTACAACTGATGCTAACTATTGGATTTATAAAATTAATGAATTAAACTTTGCATTAATATTTGATGTTATAAAATTAAAAGAAAAACTAAGATACTATTTTAAAAACAATATGTATATGAAAAATGGTGGCGACAATAATACATCAAAAGGCTTTTTAATACCAATAACACAAATACTTAAAGCATAATGAGAATACTTTGTATAACTTCTGCCAACTCAGGTGTAGGATTGCACCGAATAATGATGCCGATAGTACACTTAGAAAAGGAGTACGCACTTATAACAGATGTACTTAATGACGAACTACTTGAGCAAGGTTGGGATATTGTGTTAATGAATAGAATGCTTAACGAAATAGATGCAAAGCAAATGGACACTTGGCGCACTAAGTACGGCTTTAAGTTAGTAGTCGATAATGACGATTATTGGGAACTTAGCGAAAGCCATCTATTATTTTACAAATACAAATTTGATAACATAGGCAAAAAGATTACCGATTACTTAGAGATAGCAGACCTATGCAGCTGCACACACGAAAGGTTAGCAGCTGAGATAAGCACATACAATAAGAACGTTCACATATTACCAAACGCTTTACCTTACGGACAAGAGCAGTTCCAGGATAACAAGACCGAAGATTACAAAGTAAGATTGTTTTGGTCAGGTAGCGGAACGCACGAACGAGATTTAGAAATACTAAGGCAGCCTTTCAAAAGGTTACAAGGTATGAATATTAGAACTGTAATAGCAGGTTACAATGATGCGGAAAAACCTATTTGGGATAAAATGATTGATAGCTTCACTTGTGGTTTAAAGCTAAACCCTACAATCTATAACTATGCAAGGGTTACAGAATATATGGGTGCTTATACGGACTCAGATATTTCAGTTATCCCACTTGTAGATAACAAGTTTAACGCTATGAAGTCAAATCTTAAGGTATTAGAAACGGCTGCTAAAAAGAACCCAGCCATAGTTAGCCACGTTAACCCTTACTTAGATATGCCGGTACATTACGTTAAAAGCCAAAAGGATTGGTACAAACATATAAGAGATTTAGTAAGTGATGCGGATATGCGAAAGGAAAGCGGACAGAAGTTGTTTGAGTTCTGCCAAAAGAAGTATAACTTTGACGAGATAAATTTAGACCGAAAGTATATTTATAGTAAACTATGCCAGTAATAAAGTGCGCCTCTAATGGCAAATATCGGATTGGAAACGGGTCTTGCATCTACGATACCGAAGAGAAAGCTATGAAGGTTTGGAAAGCTATCCTTGCAGGTGGTAAATTTGCCGAAAGCTATACCGATTATCCTGAAAGTGCAACTAACAATGCAAAGAGGGCAATAGAATGGGCTGAGAAAAATGGTTGGGGTTCGTGCGGAGAAGCAACTGGAAAGGCAAGAGCAAGACAGTTGGCAAATCGTGAACCGATTAGTAGAGATACGATTGCTCGTATGGCTTCCTTTAAAAGACATCAGCAACATAAAGACGTTCCTTATAGTGAAGGTTGTGGCGGTTTAATGTGGGACGCTTGGGGCGGAACGAGCGGGATTGAGTGGAGTATTAATAAGTTAAAAGAAATAGACGGAAAATAATTTGCATAGTTAAATTTTTTAATCAATTAATTATTAATCAACGGAAAATTTAATGGGGAAACTATGCAGAGACACACTTTAAACTATTTACAAGGAATGGGGTTTGATTCGTCAGATACCATTCTTTGTGAAGTGTGTGGCAAGGTTGCGGTAGATATAGCGCACATAGTTGCAAGGTCTAAATTCGGCAGTAAAAGAAAACAACTGCAAGACCATATAACTAATTTATGTGCTATGTGTAGAGAGTGCCATTACGATTATGACTTTAAGAATAGATGGACTAAAGAAGAAATATTTGAAATACATTTAAAGAATATACCAAATGGCAAAAGGTAACGAGAATAAGAACAAAATTTCATTCGGGAAAAGGAAGCGAGGCTCTGCAAAGAAGTCCTTTAATAAGCACACGCCCAGAGAAAAAGCATATAGAGGTCAAGGACGATGAGAAAACTAAATGCTATATGGCTTATCCTAACACATAAAGCTTACTTCGTAGCAGTATGTAAGACGGGTAAAAACGGAGACGATATGACCACGATAGGACACTACACCTATGCTATGGCAGAAACTTTGATTAACAAACATATAGCAGACGTAGACACTTACTTAGACCAAGAAGACGCAATAGACGAAGCAAACGATATAATTAACGGCATACTATGATAATACTATCAAGCCAAGTAGAGAGCATAGCCTCACGCAAAGACAAAACAATCAAGCTAACTTTAGCAACCCAGGAACTAAGTCCTAAAGATGCAGCTAATTTATTCCAACTTAACCAACAATTTTGCTACTTAGCAATTAAAGAAGAGCCGTTTAGTAAAGAAGAGCAAGACATCGTAGAAAACCTTAAAGCAGACCCGGACACCTTTAAGACACCGAGCCAAAGATTACGAGGCATCTTATACAGAACATACGAACAAGACAACGAAGGGTATAAAGATTTTAACACATATTACCTATCCGTTATGGAAAGGATATGTCAGCACTATAAAACAAAAATAGATGGGTAGGCATAAAGCAATAGAAACACCAGAGTTAATGCTTCAATACTTTACTGAGTATTGCGAGTATTGTAAAAGCAATCCTATTAAAGTTCACGATTTCGTAGGTAAAGACGGAGACGAAGTTTACAGATTAAGGGAGCGACCTCTAACAATAGAAGGCTTTGAGAACTATTGTTATAATCAAGGAGTTATAAGCGATTTAGGAAGATACTTTGCCAATTTAGATAATGCTTATGAGGATTTTCGTACCATCTGTTCGCGTATTAAGAAAACAATTAGGCAAGACCAAATCGAAGGGGGAATGGCAGGGGTTTACAATCCAAGCATTACTCAGCGTTTGAATAGCTTAGTAGAGAAGTCAGAAAACAAACACGAAGTAAGTGAAATCAAAATAACTTACGATAGATAATGCAGACAATAGGCTTGAAGTTACATAACCCACACCCAGCGCAAAAGCAAGTACTTGACTGCGACAAAAGGTTTATTGTAATGATGGCAGGTAGAAGGTTTGGCAAGTCCTTGATTAGCCAAACCATAAGCATAGAAACTGCGGTTAATAAAAAGCGTGTAGCTTACATTACACCTACTTACCAATTAGGAAAGATATTCTTTAAGGAGATAGTAGACCTATTGCCATTAGAGATATATTCTAAAAACGAAAGCGACCTGGTTATTAATTTTATTACTGGTGGAAGCATACGTTTCTTTACAGGAGAAAGGTTAGATAACCTAAGAGGCTTAAAGTTTCACTTAGCCGTAATAGACGAGGCTTCCTTTATACCTAACCTTGAAGATGGGTGGCTAAATTCGATAAGACCTACTTTAACTGACTACAAAGGGAAAGCTATATTTCTTAGCACCCCTAAAGGTAAAAACTACTTCTTTAGTTTATTTAGCAAAGCCGAACCCGATTGGCAAAGCTTTAAATTCACTAC